TTGTGGAAAGGAACTTAGTATGAAAGCTCTTATCATTGGGGCCACCGGACAGGACGCATCCTACTTAGCAGAATTCTTACTAAAGGGGGGATATGAAGTTCACGGCCTAAGAAGAAGAAACAGCACAGCAAACACCGATAATATTAATCATCTTCTAGATTATATAACTTTACATTATGGGGATGTTACCGATCAATACTCTGTTATAGATGTTATTGATAGAGTACAACCAGATGAGGTTTATAATTTAGCCGCACAGTCCTTTGTAACTCCTAGTTGGAATCAACCAGAATATACAGCCAACGTAAATGCTCTCGGACCCCTAAGATTATTGAATGCAATTAAAGTAATCAACCCAAAAATTAAATTCTACCAATCATCTACTAGTGAAATGTATGGAAAAGTATTAGAAATTCCACAGAATGAAAATACCCCTTTCTATCCAAGAAGTCCCTATGGAGTTTCTAAACTTTACGGGCACTATATAACCATAAATTATAGAGAATCATTTGATTTATTTGCAGTATCAGGAATATTATTCAATCATGAAAGTCCAAGAAGAGGTATAGAGTTTGTTACTAGAAAGATTGTAAATGGTGCAATTCGATGTATGTATGGGGTGGATAAGGAATTACGATTAGGTAATTTAGATTCATGTAGAGATTGGGGTTACACTGGGGATTTTGTAGAGGCTATGTGGCTAATGCTACAAAATTCAAAACCAGTAGATTATGTGGTTGGCACAGGAAAAACTCACTCTGTTAGAGAATTTTGTGAAATTACATTCTCTAAATTAGATATGAATTATAAAGATTACGTAGTTATAGATCCAAAATTATTTAGGCCAGCAGACGTAGAAGTTTTATTAGCAGATTCTAGTAGGATAAGGAATGAATTAGGTTGGAGTCCAAAGGTTGATTTTAATTCCCTTATTGATATCATGATCGAAGGAGAATTATTTAGATGGCACTCTCAGAAAGAATATCCGAAGAGGATCTAATTGTTTATGAAGTGTTACGCCACCCTGTTTTATGTGGAGAATTCATAAACAATATAGATAGGTTAGAGTACGAGGAACCTTTTGAATTTACTTCTTACCAAAAGGAGATGCTCTGTGATTTCAACCCTTATGTAAGTTTATGTTGCGGTCGTGCAATTGGCAAAACCGTTGCCCTAGTAAATACAATTATTTGGATACTAATAAATAATATATTTCCTAATGATTATGTACTTTATAGTGTACCTAATAAAGTACATCTAGAACCTGTTTTTACTGGATTAATAAGATCCTTTCGTAGTAACTCCCTTTTGAAATACTTTATAAATACTAAAGAGGGTATCAATAGTTCTGACTATAAGATAACTCTTTTAAATACTGCAGTTCTTTTGTGCCGTATTGCCGGACAGTCTGGTAGTGGGGCAAATGTAGTTGGTCTACATACTCCATTTGAAATTTTAGACGAGGCTGGTTATTATCCTTGGGGAACTTGGATTGAACAGCAACCAACTCTAAATACTTTCACTAACGGATTTAGAATGATAGTATCAGGAGTACCTACGGGTCTTAGAGAAAATAATATATTATTTTCTGTAGACCAAACAGATTCCAGTTATACAAAGCATAGAATTTCCGCCCTGAAAAATCCTAGATTTTCTAAGGAGGATGAAGAGAAAGCTGCTTTACAGTATGGTGGTAGAGATAGTGAGGAATACGCCCACCTTGTAAATGGAGAACACGGTAAACCAATCTTTTCTTTATTTGATAGGGGTCTTATGGAAATCTCAACTTATCCAGTCTATAAGATAGTTATTGATGGGATTAAGATGTCAGAGAATTTAGGGGAGTACATAAGTAAAATATCTTTACTTCCTCCTATTCCAGATAAAAATTATAAATGTCTATTTGGAATAGATTTGGGTTACACCGAGGCTACAGCTATCTTTGTACTCTATATTGATAATTACGGAAGAATCAAGTTTCATGGTAAAATTAAGATGACTAAAGTTGCGTATAATGTCCAAGAGAAGCTAATAGATTATCTTGATTCTAAGTTCGATCCGTATATTATAGGTATTGATGAGGGTGCAGCAGGAAAGGCCACTATCCACCATTTGATAGGTGATGTTCAATTTACTCATAAGAATTATAGTAAAAAAATAATACCCATTAATTTCTCTTCCTGGATTTCTTTGGGAATAGATTCCAATGGGCAAGAAATAAAAAATAAAGCAAAACCAGTAGCAGTTTCAGTTTTGCAGGAATATTCAAACAATCATAAAATAATATATACCCACACAGATTTGGAGATGATTACAGAATTAGAGAGAATGACTTACAGTAAGACTACTTCTGGAGAGATAGTTTATAAAACTCTAACAGATAGGGGTGGCAAGAAGGGAGAAGATCACTTTACTTCTGCTCTATTGTGTGCAGCACTAGCCTACTATCTAACTCATGAATCTCTAATCAATACAAGGAAACCAAAACTGTTTACGTCTAGGTGGGTATTTTAGGAAACTATATGGAAGATAATAGTAAAGCATTTTTAATGAAAGAAAAACCAAAGGACTCTAAACCTAAATTAGCAACTGCGGCCACCTATACTTTAGATTTATATAATCTTACAGGTATACAAACTATAGCGTCAGAAGATGTTGATAAGATGGAGTCTTTTGATTTAGATGAATACAGAGATGTTGTAAAATCTTGTAGATTTTTCTATCAAAGAGATCCTATAGCCTGTTTCGATCCCGAAACAGAAGTTCTAACCAAGGATGGTTGGAAATATTTTAAAGATACTACACCAAAGGATTTAGTGTGTACTTTATCTAAAGATAACATAATCGAGTATCAAAGGCCGACTAATATATTATCTTATGATTATGATGGACAAATGTACTTTGTAAAAACTACACAAGTAGATTTAAAAGTAACTCCTAATCATAAAATGTATGTTGCGGAGAGAGATGCTCATCATAATAGAAGTAGCTGGAAATACAAATTAGTTGATGCAAGAGATATATATAAAAAACATATACTCTTTAAAAAAGACGGTATATGGGTTGGAAAAGAAACCAATAATTTCAAAATTGGAAGTAGACTTATAGCTGCGGAAGACTGGTTAAAATTATTTGGTTTGTGGATTGCAGAAGGGTGTGTAGTCAAAACGTTACATTCATATCAAGTAGATATTACTCATACCAATGATTATAATATACAACAGATAATTTCAATTTTAAACAAATTGAATATCCATTCACACTATAATGGACTTCATTTAAGATTTTCTGATAAGGATATTCACACTTACTTGCTACCGATGACTGGAGCCTTAAATAAGTATATACCTCAGGAGTATCTGGAGCTAAGTCCAAAATTATTAAATATATTTTTAGATTGGTATTTAAGAGGAGATGGTTATAGACGGAAGGATTACCACAGAGTATATGCTTTTACAAGCTCAACAATTTTAAGGGATCAACTACAAGAGCTTGCACTTAAGGCTGGTTATGGTGGATCTAATTATTATTCAAAAAAAATAACAAGCGCCTATAGTAAAAAATTAGACAGAACTATTACGGCCACTACACCAAACTACATAATCTCATTTCTTAAAAAAGTTGTGGGCACTAAGAAAGATTATACAGCAAATGAAGGTTTTGTTGACTACTCTGGTAAGGTGTATTGTGTAGAAGTCCCTAATCATATTATTTATATTAGGCGAAAGGGTAAATGTGTGTGGTCTGGTAATAGTACAGTCTTGAACAAGATTGTGGAGATAGGAATTAATGATTTAGTCTTTGATAGAAATGGACTATCGATAAATGAGTTTAGAATTTTCACAAATATAAAAGAAAAACTTTTAGAATTTGCAGAAAATTGTGCATTAGAATATCTAATCTCAGGATTAGTAGTTCCAGAAATTAAGTATACTCCGACCACAAAAGAAGAGTTGAAAGACTTAGGAATAAAGAAGTACGATTCTCTAATTTTGCCAGAAGTAATGTGGTTACGAGATCCAGAGACTATAAAAATAAATGATCCAATGATTCTAGATGAACCATCTTATTATGTAGAAATTCCTGGAGATTTACACTTCTTTATTATACATGAGGGTCAGTATCCAGATAACACTAAGGACTTAGACCTTTATGAAAAATTACTAACTCTATATCCAGTATTTGTAGAGCAGGTTAGGGCAGGAGTAAAATATATACCCCTTGAGAATAAACTAATCATCAGGAGAAAGGTATTATCAAATACTTGTTATCCCTTGCCTTATTTATTCCCATCCCTTGAGGCATTGAAACACAAGAGAAATCTAAGACGAATGGATTATTCTCTTGCCTCAAGAGTTATCACAGCTATTCAATTATTTAAATTAGGTAGTGATGAGTTCCCAGTTACAGAATCAGAAGAGGATCAATCCCAGTTTAATTTTATTAGAGATCAGATGTCTTGGAGAAATACTGCTGGACAAAATACTGAAAGAATCTTCCAGTTATTTGCCAATCATACTCTAAATATTGAGTGGATTATGCCAGATGTTCAAGCACTACTAAACGAAAAAAAATATTCAGAGGTAAATCAGGATATATTCTTTTCTTTAGGGTTCCCTAAGATTCTAACTACAGGTGAAACTGAAAGAAGTGGGGCATCCGATCCAGAGTTTGCTACTATTTCTCCAGTAAAAACTATGGAGAATTTGAGAACTAAGATTCTTTTTATTCTAAGAGGAATAGTAAAAGAAATTGCAAGATCCAATAATCTAAAAACATTTCCAGGCACAAGATTCAAACCAATCAATTTACACTCATTCTCTAATTTTGTGGAGGGAATGACCAGCCTATATCAGACTGGAAATATTTCTAGAACCTCATATACAGAGGCATTTGGTTATAATCTTGAAGAAGAATTGAAAACAAAATCAGAAGAAAATGAATTGATGAAGGAGTTAGGAGTTGACGAATTCCCCGCACAACCATTTTCTCCACAACCCGGAGGTAAGGCTGCTGCACAACCTGATAAACAGGAAGGTAGTCCTAGAGAATAATTATGGATAAAACTATTGTAAAATTTGACAATATTGATATAAGTCTGTTAGAATTAGTAGAAGATGAGAATGAATTAACAGACGAAGCAAAAGCATCAATCTCAAGAAACCCTATGGTTTCTTGGGCAAAATTCATTCTTACTGACGATAAACCAAACGCAAATAAACAAAGAATTCCTAAAGAAGAATTTCCTAATCTTGTTAAGAGTGGAATTTTCATGCCCATCAAGATGGCCTTAGGGCAAATCAAAGAGGGACATGAAGAGTCTATTCCATTAGGTGTAATTACTCACTTAAAGGATTTGGGCAATCAAGTAAGTGGTATTGCCGCCTTATGGAAAAAGGAAAGATCAGACGATGTTGATCTGATAAAAAAGATGTTTGAGGCGGGTAAAAAACCTCAATTATCCTGGGAAATTGCTTATTCTAGCACAAAAGTAAATGATGATGGTATTGAAGATTTAATCGGTACATCATTGAGAGCGTCTACTATAGTGGGTATGCCAGCTTATGAGGGTAGAACTCCCATGCTTGCTATTGCTGCTAAAGATAAAAATGAGGAGGAATCAACCTTGGAAGAATTAGAGATTTTGAAAGCCAAAGTTACTGAACTAGAGCAGACTTTAGCACAGAAAATTAAAGAATTAGAAGATAAAGATACTGAGTTAGCCTCTCTTAAAGAGTACAAAGATACTGCTGAAAAAGAGAAAGCTGATGCAAGTAGAATTCTATCTATCAAGGAAAAATTTAATTCTGCGGGTATTGAAAAACCCGAAGAATATTTTTCTACGAACCGTGAAATGCTTTTGAAATTAGACGAAGCATCTCTAGATTTTATGGTTCAAGAGTTGGTAGCTTTTTCTAACACTAGTAATGCGTCTACAGAAGATAAACCAAAAATTCCAAAGATTCCAGCACAAAGAACTGGAAAGTCAGAAGTTGGTGATATTCTAAAAGCATTACGAGAAAGAAAATAAATAAGTAGGAGATTAATATATTATGGAAATAAATAGTTATGGGGATACTATTCTAGGTGTTGTAGCAATGGAAAACATTGTTGAGGGTAGAATGGTTTGCCTTGACGCCCACCTTGTAAACGAAGATTTTGGAAGTAAAGTAGATCTTCCAGGCGCAAGACTACCTGATACAGATGCCGATTCTACAAGAGCTAGATATTGTGTTACTTTCTCTGTCGATAACAGACAGTTACCCATGTATAGGGAAACACCATCATTTACTT